TTTATGTAAATTATTATTATCATCTTCTAACACTACGTAATTTGTACCTCGTCTTATAATTTTGCCTTTAATATCTAAATTAACATTGTGAGCTTGTTCACCAATATTAAATATCATTTCTCTAATGTATAAATCTCTAACTTGTTGTTGTTCAAACTCTTGTAAAGTTTTCATTTTATTCTCCTCTTGTGTAAAATTTGAAGCTAAACTTACTGATAATCCCATACCTTCTCTTACATCAAAAAATAATTCATTTTTTTGTTTATCAGTTAAATCTCCAGGTATGCCTCTTATAAAATTTTTTAAATCGCCTTTAGCGGCATAGTTTCTCATTTTGCTGGCACTTATACCCATTACCCCTTCTTCGTCAGGATCTCTTTCGCCAGCTGATATAACTTTTATATTTTTAAAGTTATAATATCCATGTCTATTTTTTTCATCATTGTAAGTGTTAAGTATAGAATTAAACTCTAAAACTCTATCACTACCTACAACCATTATTATATTTTTGTAACCCATATTATAAATTTTTGTAGCTAATTCTAATATCATATTTGATGGAATTATCATTATATTTTTAGCATAATTTTTAAATATTAGTTGCATGTATTTTAATTTATCTGATGGTGATAATGGATTTCTAACACTATCTTGTGATCTACTTAAAAATATTTTATAATCAACACCTTGACTAGCAACTAATCTTACTAATTTCTCGTGACCAATTGTTGGTGGATTAAATCTACCAAATGTAAAAGCAAAAGTTTTATCTAATGCTTCATCTATAGATTTAATTTCTGTATCTGTAATTTCATTATCACTAAGTATTTCTTTTAGTTTTTTATACATTGTTAAATAATGATATTTTTCTAACATTTTGTAAATAACATTTTTAGGTAATTGATTTTTTCTACCAAAGTTTCTAATCTCGTCTGGTGTCATATCTATAGCAAAAGCACTGGCACGATCTTTTAAAACAGTATTACCAATATCTACTAAGTTTCTAATACTACTTTCAATTTCATTTAATTTTGTATTAATTAACTCTTGTAAATCTAATACATCATTTGGATTTAATTCTTTTAACTCGTTGTAATCTATTATATCTCTTTTTAATTCACCTTGTACAACATCTAATTCTTTTACTTTTTTTTCAAAATCTGCAGCATATGATTTAGGATTAAATTTAAACTCTGTGGCTTTTCTTACAAATGTATTATTTTTAATATCAAACACAGCGTCAGCCATTTTATCGTTTGTTTCTTTTACGTTTGGATCTGTAATAATGTAATAATTAACAGGATGTTTTGTGCCTGGTATTACAACGCCATTTATGTCTTTTAATGATTTAGCTAATTGTTTTCGTACCACATCTCTATCCTCTAATGGCACATCAAATAAAACATTTACATCTACATCAGCGTCATCTCTATAAGTTTTTGTAAGTATTGAACCTACTAAACTATATTTTATTACAGGTTTTAATTCGTTAAATTTGTTAATTTGATTTTGTATGATATCAATAACTGACTGCTTTAATTTTGGATTTTCTGTATCAGCATTATCAAATATGCCTTTAGCATAAGTTCTTCTTGGTATATCTATTACTGACTCTTTAATTAAATTAAACATCTTTTCTTCTTACTATTCTTTCTTTTGCCATCCATCTTTTAGCTATATAACTCTTAATTGGATCACTTAGTAATTTTCTTACAATGCTATTTACTTTACTCATTGTTAATGTAATTAATTCTTGATCTGATTTATTGTTATCAACTATTACAAAGTTTGATAATCCAAATAAATTTTGAAACTTACCAATATTATTTTGTACAGTTTGCCAAGAATTTTTTGTAACGTATTCTGGTACTACTCTTTCTCTTTTACTATTTCTTTCTAACGCAACATCTAAACTCGTGTTTACAAATATCATGTAACAATCATAACCTAATAGTTGTAATGCTCCAAATTGATTGTGTATAATATTATAATCCCTACCTGTAGCGTCTATAACTAATCCTAAACGTCCTTTAACATATAAATCAATTTGGCTATTTACCATTTCTTTTGCTTTTACTCTTAATAAATCTCTAAAATATTGTTCTTCATCAGGCATAGATAAAGAAAGTCCTATTTTTTTTAAACTTTTTTCAAATACTATATCAGAATTAACAAATTTTAAACCTGAACCTGTAAATACATTTCTAGCGACAAACGTTTTACCTGAGCCTGGCCCACCTGCTAAAAAGAAAGCCTTAAAAATACCTGGGTCATATAAGCCTTCTGAAAGTATTTCTGTAAAAGATTTCATTAATTATCTACTTTAGCTCCTGCTCTCCATTGATAGCAACTCCAATATCTAGCACTATCTTTAGGACCTGGATTATCACAATTATGTCTTGCTCTAAAGTTTTTACGTCTTTCAGGATCATCTCTTTTAATTTCCATATTAGGGTCGCCAAAATTTACCTTTACAACATTACCTTTCGCATTTTTTACATAAACAGAGAACTTTTTAGGCCCGCCAGGTGTTCTAAACGGATTGTTTAATGTTACTTTTCTACCTTGATATTCAGATTCTTCTTGTACTAAATCATCATATTTCATGTTTTCACAAATCTGATCTATTTCTTCTTTTCTTTTTTCGTAGTCTTTAAATGACTTCATATTATCCTTTTACCCAATCTCTGGCTGCATTAAAATTAGCACGACTAAACTCCAGCCTATCTACAAGTTTAACAGCTCCTCTTACTCTATCTACGGCCACGTATCCTTCAGGATTTGTAACTCTAAAACCATCAGGTGTTCTTACAAAATGACCTATTGATTGTATTTGATTTAATTTTCTAATGAGAAAATTCTTAGCACGTTGTAATGACACCCAACTTGCAATTGTAAAATATAATGCTTGTATATTTTTATCTATAAAATTTAAACCATTATCTCTAATTGTTCGATATTTTCTTTTTGTTTCATCTTTGGATACGGCATCAACTTCTTGTTGTAACATATTTACATAATACGTTCTAAACATATCAATTAATTCTTTTACTTTTGCCATATCGCCTTGTGAATTTTTTATAAAATAATTAAAAAAAGATTTAAGTTTATAACCTACCGATAATGGGTCTGATGAATTAAATTGATTTAATAACACTTCTGCCTTTGATAATGAACCTTCTGCCATAGCTATTATGTTATCAAAAATTTCTATTTCTGTATTGTTTAGTGTAACCGAACCTGAAGCGTCTTTATAAGTGGCGTCTGTTACAAACACTGATGATAAATTAGGAAATCCTGTTAATGAACCAAAACTGGCTTTTAAATTACTCATTTTATTGCCTGTATATAATGTATGAAACACGATACCTAATCTAGCTCGTGATATTTTTTTACCTATATTGCTATTTACATCAACAGCATAAGTAATAGTATTAGGTGTAAACACGTAAAAGTCATTATCATCTATTGTGGTGGTTTTAACGTCACCTTTTGTAAACAATAAATCGCCTTGTAATATTCCTGTAATGCCTAGTTTTGATAACTCTCTTAAACATACAATTAATTTATTTGCTAAATCTCCATCGTGATTTTTTAATATGTCTCCTGTAGAATAATTAATTTTTGGATTTACATTAAAAACTGATTTAGTGCCTACAAAAAATTTACCGTTTTCTGGATTGATGCCACATATGACAGCAGGCGCGCCGTCCCATTTAACAGTGACGTTTAATCGGCCACCTACGTTGCCTTTTAGCATTTTTTTGATTGATTTTAGAAAATTAATAGCATTACGACCACCTTTAAATCCTTGATCTATAATACTATCTTCTAAGTGCTCTAAATGAGTATTAGTACCTTTTGTGACAAATCCCTTAAAACTAAACATCTTTCTCTCATAGTTCCCATAAATAAAATCAAATTATCCATTTAATATATCAATTAGTTATATTTATATTATTAATATTATCACATAAAAACAAAGGTATACCACCTGTTAATTGCCATTGTTTGTGTTTATTTTGAAAATTAACTAATTTATCAACATCTTCTTCAAAAAAAGATTGTTTTATAATATTTCCTGTTGGTTTTTCAACGGCCTGCCAGTATATCTTATTATTTTTTTTTATCATTTTTTTATGATAAGATAATGATGTATTTAAACCACCAGGTCTTTTATCGTTTCTGTGAAATCTAACTTTTTGTCTTTTCATTTCTTTTTTCTAAGTATTCAATTATACCATCTAAATGAAAGTGATAGTGAAATAAATCTC